AGCTGGATCCCCACTAACTTCTGGGGCTATTAGTACTCCGGTTCTTGGTTTTGATGTTGCTTTAACTTCTGAGCTTGGAAATGTTGGATATGCTTTTCACCCATCATTCATGACTATGGCGATTCAAGATAACTTAAACATTAGTGTTTATGATCTTGGTGTAGATGGTGTAAGAGGTAACAGAGTAAATGTTGACCTTTTATTTGGTGTTAAACAATTAGACAACAAAAGAGTTGTTAAAATAAGCTAATTTAGGAGGCTTTTATGTCAAGAATTGGAAATAAAGTACATATGCAAAAATATGTTTATGATTTTGCAGAAGATGGTGGAGTTGAGGGGGTTATAGCTCTTTCATCTAAATCAAACTCATCGTCTTTGCCTGATAATGCTCTTGTAAAAGAAGTTCATTATTTCGTAGAGGCAGCGGTTGAGGGTAGCACAAGCACAATGTCTTGGGGTAACACTACTGACGCTGATGGTTATTCTGGAGCTGCGATTGCAGAAGCTAGCTTAGCTATCGACGCTGTAGGTAACGGTGCTGCAGGCGCTGCTGCTTTACTTTGGGATGATACTAATGATCACAGCATTCCATTCCTTGCTAACTCTGTAAACGATAGAGATTTCAACATCACTATCGCTTCAGGAGATTTAACAGCAGGAAAAGTAATTTTCTATGTAGAGTTTTTTCTACCATAATTAATTAGGGGGCTTCGGCTCCCTTTTCTTTAAAGGATTTATGAGAAATAAGTTCACCTTTATTACTTACATATGCAGTAAAGATCTAGACAAGCTGACTCGCTTTGTTTGGGAATTGCCGTATAGAATAGAAGTTAAGGGCACAGAGTTAAAAGATGATAAGTGGTACATCATTTTTAACCATTCAGACGAGAAGATGCCACGCACAACAAAACTAAAAAACATAGACCTGGATAAAATATAATGGCTGTTGATGATAACTGGGGCGAGGCTATACGCAAGAGTGCTAAGCAAAAGACTCCAGGTGATAAGTCTGAGTATCTTTTAGAAACTTCTAGCACCCTTAAGGGTCTTGATTCTGATGGTGAGTATGCTGAAGTGAAGTCTTTAAAAGAAGGTGCTCTTTCGGTTTCTTCTTTCAGTCTTGAAGTTGCAAAAAATCAAATTCAAAACCATATCACTGATTCAAAATTTGGCAGAAATAGACAAATAAATACCACCACGGTTCCGGAGACAATTTGGTCTGGCTCCGGGGTTTATAATGGTTACCCGGTCTCGGCTGGTGCTACAGAGATAAGATCTTCCAGTATATCGGATGGTCCAGTTTCAAGTGATGCGTTTTCTTATGCGCCTGATAGTGTTGATGAGATGAGAATGTGGTTAAGAGCAGGTGACAATCAAACTGTAGATGGTAGTGGTTTTGTAACTACGTGGGGTGACAAGTCTGGCAACGGTTATGATGTGACAAGTGCGAGTGGCGGTGTAGCGTATAGCTCATCAGATACCACTCTAAACAATCAACCAGTACTAGATATGAGTTCGGATACAACTAGGTTTGCGATACCGCAAGCTTTTGGTGCTAGTTATAGTGGTAAGGTTGGTGCGACGGCTTTTTTGTTAGTGAAAAGAATGAGTTTTGATACTCTCGATCCGATGTTTGATATTGGTCTTTCAAATGGTGATTCAAAGTTTTACTCCGCAATAAGGTCAGATGGAAAGTTTGATGCTGGTGGTACACCTAATACAACAGATCCGTACGACGGTATCAATGCAGTTGGTGGCAATATAACAACTTCCGATTGGTTTCTACACGAGTTCAATATGGACTTAGTTAACGATACTATTAAATGTTATGTAGATAATGCTTTAGAAGTAACAGAAAGTGTTTCTTATCCCACTACATCATCTTTTCAAGAGAGCTCTTCGGCGGATTCAAATTTATTTGCACTTATACAGGGGGCAGAAAAAGGTGATTACAAGGTGGCTGAAGTTGTTTTTTATTCAAAAACACTAAGCCCATCAGAGAGAGACTCTCTTGTTTTTTATTTTAATGATAGATACGATTTGGCAATGCCATACATTACTGGCGATCCAACTGTTAGTGGTAATGGTGCAAGGTCGGTTAGGGTTTCTGGTCTAGATCTAAATCTTGAGCCTATAGGTGAAGATGTTTTATTGTCTGGCGAAAGCTGGGTTGATTTAACTAGGAGCTACAAGAGACTCTCCAGGGCACATATTTTAAGCGCTGGTTCTAGCCTTACAAATATTGGTGATATCACGGTTAGGCGTAAGGATGAGATAAGTAATATCTTTGCTGTCATTCCAAGCCTGAGTGGTGAAGCGTCAGTTTCTTCTGATACCGTCCCTAAGGGTAAAAGTAGAATTATAAAAAGAGTAAATTGCTCAATGTCTACGCCTAGCGGTGTCGCTGGGTCGGCATCAGTCTCGCTAAGAGTTAAAGATTCGGCATTGAATGGGGCGTGGCGTTCAATTAGAGATTTCACTATTTCAACTAGTCAAGACTATGATTCTTTTTTTGTAGGTGGCATCGTTGTTGATGAAAAATTTGATATTGAATTTGTCGCTTACTATGTAGATGTTCAAGGCACGCAAATTAATGCAGAGATAGAATTTTTTGATATAACTAAATAGAGGTTCATATGATTAAAATAAACGAAAAACTAAGTATTCTATATAGTAACAATACTGTTTTCTCTGACCTATCTAGCCCTATGGCTGGTTTTGACAGAGGCACCGCGACAGTTACATTCGTTGCAGCAGATGATAAGTTATATGTAGGTTTTTATAAGCCTATAAGTCTTTTTTATATAGACATGAACACGGCTAACACAAATAACGTGACGACTTCTGTTAAGTATTACAATGGAAATTCTTATTTACCTGTTGAAGGTTTTCACGATGATAGTGACGGTTTAACTAGGTCTGGATTTATTCGCTGGGACAGAAACCAAACTGACGAAAAGAAAATTACAGTAAATTCTATAGAGAAGTTTTGGTATGAGATAACGCTAAGTGCCGATACTACAGAGATGGTTATCAACGGAATTAATATAGTTTTTAGTGATGATCAAGATCTTAAGAGAGAGTTTTTTGATATTGAGAAATATAAATCACCAAGTGAAGCGTCTTTTATTCTTTCTCACGCTGCTGCGAGAGATGAGATTATACAAGAGTTAAGAGCTGATGGAAGATACAAAGAAGATTTTGCAACTGGTAAACTTAAAGATATTACTTCTTTTGATCTACTGGAAATATCTCAAGTTAAGCTAGCATCGACATATTTAACTATGTCCAAGATTATGTTTCAAGCATCTGATGAGTCCGACGATGTTTACATTCAAAAGAGTGACCGCTATCGTAGTTTATATAATAAAGCCATGAAGACATTCTACTTAAGTGTTGATGTTGATGATGATGGTAAGGTTGACCAATTTGAGGAATTAGCCTCAAATACAGCGAGTTTAATTAGACGATGAGTGTAAGTTCAATATTAACATCATTAGAGGCTCAGGTCGCAGCAACACTAGGTTCCGATTATAAAGAGCTTGAGTATATATACGATCTAGAGGCTAATAACTCTAAGAGTATAGACAAGCGATACGGAGTTGGTGTTGATGCTGGAGACACCGTGTCGGGTACTAATAAAGCTATTACATTCGACTTTAACTTCTTTGTTATATTAACTCGTAGCTATGTTAATAAGTCTAGCGATGAATCTGAAAGGGTTGTAATCAGCGATTTGCATGATCAATTAGAGGCTATAGATGTAAATGTATTCCAAAAGAAATTAAATAACGCAAATGTTTTGCTAGTGAGTAGTATATCTCACGACGCTCCAGAGAAAATAGAAAAGGGCGGTGTTGCCTTAAGGGTAAATTTCGTCGTAAAATTTAGAAAACAAACAACTAACTAGAGAGGGTTATAATGGCAATTGGAATAGTAACTAACGAGTCAACCGTGGCGCTAATGCCCGAGTCAACTGAAGGCACATATATAGTTCCGGCTTCTGGAACTGATTATATAGAAGTTCTAGAGGGCGCAGAATTTAATAAAACAAGAGAAGAACTTACTAGAAATACGCTAGGTGGGACCGTTGAGGCTGAAGCTTCTAGAGTTGGTATTGCCGAGGCGAGTGGAACTGTCGGGGTTGAGCTTAAAGCTAGCGCTACAGAGGGTGATGCTCCCCAGAGTTTGGATGTCTTACTTAGATCTTTACTTGGTGGTAAGAGACAAATACTCTCAGGTCAAACAAGTGACGCTGCGACTCATACCGATACGATTATTTATTTTGCAGACACATCAGTTTTTAGTATCGGGGATATAATTCTCGTTAAAGAGGCAGGGGCTTTTGAGTGCAGACCAATTGTAGCAATTACTGCTGACGAATCAATAACACTAGCTTTCGCTCTTGAGAATGGTGCTCCAGCAAGTGAAGTTATTGTTGCTCAGGTTACAACTTACTACTCTGATACTGCGAACGCTATAGCATTTAGTGCTGAGCACAACTTAGGTAATAATGCAATCAAGCAAAAAGTAAGAGGGTTAAGAGCTGCAAGTGGATCAATTAATAATTTTACAGTAGGTCAATTACCGCAAATGGAATTTGGACTACAAGGTTTAGATATTGCCAGAGTTGACGAAAATGCTTCTTTCGCTCCAGTCTTTACAGCCGATGCATTGCCACCGGTTACCTTGTCGGCTTGTGTTTACTTGTCAGGTGCAAAACTAGCATATACGGAAGCTTCTTTATCTATAGAGAACACAATCAACTATATTCAAGACGCATGCGATGCTGATGGAAGGATTGGTTCTAGAATAACGGATCAAGCTACATCGTTCACTTTCAATCCATACATGCAAGACGATTCAACGGCTGCTACATGGGATAAGTTTAATACGAATACTAATGTAAGCGTTTTCACTTATGCTTATAATCCATCAAGTACAGCTGGTGAGTTTAGCGAGATCGTTGCTTTTTGGTTACCACAGGGTAAAATCACAGCATCCCCAGTAGCAGACACTGACGGAATTGTTGCAGAATCGGTTGAGATTAAAGCTCATAAGAATCTAGGTAATGACTCTGTTTACCTGGGATTTATCTAGAAACTAACAAAATTTAATACTAAAGAGCCTTGGACTTGTCTGAGGCTTTTTTTATGTATACTATTTTGGTTAACCGTGGAGGATTAAATGAGTAATAAGATCTTGAGATTATCAGATAGAATTAAGCTTGATATTGGTGGCGTTATATTTACGCTCGCCCCATTGAATAGATTTCACAAATTAAGCCTATCCAACTGTACTACAATAAAAAACGGAGAAGAGCATTATGACCTATCAGGTGCTCAGGCTCTATATATTAAACATGCTGTAAAAAACGTTGAAGGTTTGACGGGATATAATGACGTGCCTTATGAACTAGAATTTGACGGCGATCAGTTAACAGAAGATTGTGTGAGCGAGATACTAAGTCTAGACCAAAGAACTAAGCTTACGACTTCTGCTTGGCAGTTACTAAACGGGATAAAAGAACTTACCGATTTGGAGACAGGCGAAAAGATGGAAGGTGTAACTCTTGAGGTTGTTCCAGGGGGAAAGTAAAGGTCACCGGAGGTTCTAGTTGCCCAGTAGTACAATATTTATTTGAGTTTATAAAATCTATTTCAACGCTTACAAGTAAAGATTACGCTGAAATAACAAGTACTTTTATGACTTTGACTGAGCCTAAATATAGGTGCGGTGACTGTAAGCGCAAATATAGATCTGACGGTGACAAGTGGACTAAGCATAGAATGCATATGGCTTGCAACTACTTTGCTGATAAGCCACGGCACGAATATAGACCTGATGGTTGCAATATCGGAAACCCTAAAATACTTTATACTAAATGTGTCGGGAATTATTACAATGGTTTTTGGGCTGACATAATTAATTATTATCCACAATATGAAAAAGGCTTGCTACCATTTGAAGGTTCACTAATGAATCAACCGGCTAAGTTTGTCGAAGTCATGTCGTTAGTGCATAATTTACTAAGAGAAAAAGAAACCGAAAGAGAAAAACAGGCTGCAAATAATGGCATCAGAAAAAGTAACCGTTGAGATTAGTATTGAGGAGAGAGAAGCTCTAAGGGCTTTAAGTAAACTCAATAGAGGTGTAGACGATTTTGCTGATACAACAACAAAGAAAGTAACTAGAGTTGACAGAGCTTTTGCTTCTTTTGCTGGAAATCTTGCAGCCAATGCAGCTGGAAAAGCTATTGGCTTCTTAACAAATAGCCTCAGTGAGGGTTTTGATTCTGCTATCTCTTTCCAAAAGGGATTAACAGAAATAAACACAATACTACCAAAAAATACAAAACTAACACAAATACAAATAAAGCAATTAGAAGAACTTGGTAAAAGTTACGGGACCGATGCGACTCAGCAAGCCAAAGCTTATTACCAAGTTATATCGGCTGGCGTAACTGATGCTACAGAAGCAAATAATCTTTTAAACGATGCC